GGCTTTGGTTCAGCACCGACTAAGAGTGAAGGCAGCGCCGTTTCTTATGACGACGCACAGGAAGTCTACACGGCTCGTTACACAATGGAGACAATTGCACTTGCATTCTCCATTACGGAAGAGGCAATCGAAGATAATCTTTATGATCGGTTGGCTGGACGGTATACACGGGCGTTGGCAAGAAGTATGAGTCAGACCAAAGAGGTCAAAGGCGCAGCGGTTCTTAATAATGCTTTTGACAGCACGTACACAGGTGGTGATGGCCTGGAGCTTTGCTCCACAGCACATACACTTGTGAATGGTAATACTTTTCGGAATGAGCTTTCGACAGCCGCCGATTTGAATGAGACCAGTCTAGAACAGGCTCTCATTGATATCGCAGGCTTTGTCGATGAGCGTGGTCTGAAAATTGCTGTTAAAGGTTTGAAACTGATAATTCCAAAGGAACTTCAGTTCACCACTGACCGTCTACTTGAATCAACACTTCGTCCGGGAACAGCGGATAACGACATTAATGCTATTCGGAACATGGGAATGCTTCCTAGTGGCTATGCCGTTAACCACTATCTTACGGATAGTGATGCTTGGTTCATCAAAACGGATGCTCCAAATGGAGTGAAAGGTTTTAATCGAACTCCGATTAGAACTTCCATGGAAGGGGATTTCGATACCGGAAATGTGAGGTACAAGGCCCGCGAACGCTATGCGTTTGGTTGGTCAGATCCTCGCGGTATCTTCGGATCACCTGGAGCTTAACGGAAACGGAGGAGGGGGGAATCTTCTCTCCTCCTTTTTCTGGGAATAATAGCCCTAGCGACTGTCCCAGCAGACGCTTACAAGACTCTAGGGCAAAACCTTTGTAAGAAGGATAGCTAAAATGGCTAACACAACTTTTAATGGTGCGGTTAGGTCGGAAAACGGTTTTAAAGTTATCAATATAACGGCTGGAACTGGAGCTGTTACTGAAACTTCTTCCCAAGCATCTACAGGCATCTTTGTCAACAAGTTTATCAAGCATGTTGGTATCGTTACTGGTGTCACTGTAAACACCACGGCGGGTGATAGTCCTGCTATTGGTGAGTTCACGCAACCAGCTAATACTATCATAACCAATATCAAGATATTCTGTGCCACGGCTCCAGTTATTGGGACGGGCGATATTGGCTACGAAGTTGGGACTACTAGTTCTGGCGCACAGATCGTTGCGGCTGTTACTGACCAGATTCTTGATGGTGGTACTACGGTAGTACTCGGAAATGTGACTTTGCCTACGCTAGTAACTCAGACTGAGAGTGGTACTACTGCCCCGGCTTCTGTTCAGTATGCGTCAGCAGAGAGAACCATTTACTGCAATATTACAAATACGGTAGATGCAACCACGGCAGGTTCTTTCACCTTCATCATTGAGTATGTGCAAGTTGCATAGGTAGGAGCTTATTATGGCTGATGCTGTAAAAACGACCACAATAGTGGATGGAGACCGTACTGCTGTCATCTATTGTAGCAACACAAGTGATGGCACTGGTGAAGCCGCAGTGACAAAAGTAGATGTTTCTGAGTTAGCTTCTAACCAAGATGGAACAAGCTGCTCTGGTGTGACATTGCAAAAAGTTATTTTTTCTACCGTAGGAATGGGTGTAAAAATACTTTGGGATGCCACTACTGATGTCATTGCCTTGGAGCTTCCCGCAGATTACTCTGATACTTTAGATTATTCAGATATTAGCGGTCTTCCAAATAACGCTGCCTCCGGGGGAAAGACCGGAGACATACAGTTTACAACTGTAGGCCATACTAGTGGAGACACTTATTCTGTAGTCGTATATTGTTTAAAGCAGTTCTAAAATGTCATTAGACAGGAAAAATGAGCTGGATATTGTGCAGGTTAGAGGAGATTTAAAGCTTATTTCTCAGAAGGTGGACAATCTCAAAAACAACGATTTGCATCATATACAATTATCTATAAACAACATTAATCGTATTTTGTTGGGTGTGGGTTTATTGATTCTTGGTCAATTATTCATAGCTCTCAGGTCGATTCTAGTTGGATGACAGGAGTCTTTAAGCATGGCTGTTTCTGGATCGAAAGATTTTGAGCCTGATGTAGCAGAGTATATAGAAGAAGCATTTGAACGATGTGGTTTGGAACTTCGTACCGGATACGATGCCAGAACTGCACGTAGATCTTTAAACCTTCTTTTTGCAGATTGGGCCAATCGTGGTTTGAACAGATGGACTGTTGAGCAAGTTACTCAAACAGTTGCTTCTGGAGTTACTTCGTATCCACTAGGAACAATAACCCTTACTGTAGCTGACAGTGGTAGTTTTACTATAGGTGAAACTATCACTGGAGGGACAAGTGGTACTACGGCTTCTGTCATAACCAAACCACTTTCTACTACAATGACACTAACTATTCCTTCTGGCTCTTTCACAGCCACAGAAACTATAACAGGCTCTTCTAGCGCAGCTACTACTACAGTAACTTCGGACGCTTCTCTCACCAACGTACAGGCTTCAGTGGACATTTTATCTGCTGTAGTTCGTAGAAGCGATCAAGATATATCCATTCAAAGAATTGGAAGGGATCAGTTCCTTAGAATTCCTGACAAAACGACAACGGGTAGGCCTATACAGTTTTATGTAGACCGTCAAATAACACCTTTATTTAAGATATGGCCCTCTCCTGAAAATAATACAGATCAGATAATTTATGACCGTATAGTCCGAATTGATGATGCGGATACCTCGGTAAACACAGTTCAAGTACCTTTCCGATTTTATCCGTGCCTAACTGCGGGATTGGCTTATTATATGTCACTTAAAAAGGCTCCGGATAGAGTTCAGTTGTTAAAAGGTATCTATGAAGAAGAATTTGACAGAGCGGCTACCGAGGATCAAGACAGAGTTCCGTTGATTTTGGTTCCAACAGCAGCTTCTTTGAGGGCTGTTTAAATGCCTACCTATGCTTCAGATAGACATGCTTTAGGAATATCTGATCGTTCTGGAGCTGCCTATAAAAAAAGAGACATGAGAAAGGAATGGACAGGAGCCTTAGTAGGGAAGGATGAGTGGGAAGCAAAGCAGCCTCAGTTAAATGCTCCAAAGATTGCAGCAGATCCACAAGCTTTACGGGACGCACGACCCGATAGAACTGAGCCAGCAGTTGAGGTTCTTCTTGAACGAAACCCTTTTAGGTCAGGTTCTTCCGGAAGTGCCGTTATAACTGTGACGCAACCGGGCCATGGACGTAGCACTGGGGACACGGTACGCTTCCGTACTGTACTACCTTTTGATGGTTTTACAGAAGCTGTAATAGAGTCTTCAGGAGGTTTTTCTATTACTAAAGTAAATGATGACCGGTATACTTTTACTGCCAGTAGTGGAACTGCCACCACTGGAAACCTTGATGGGGGCGGAGAAATTGCTACCGCTGGACCAGTAACTCTGAGCGCATAATATGGCATATACTTTCACTACTCTAAAGACAGCTATCCAGGATTATACAGATAACGCCGAGACGACTTTTGTAAGTCAGTTGAGCAGGTTTATTTTAAACGCTGAAGAGCGTATTTTAAAAGAATGCCAATTAGATGTGTTTCGTAAAAATGTTGAAGGAAACCTGACCAGTTCAGTCAAGTTTCTTACTAAACCAACCGATTTCTTAGCTCCGTACTCTTTAAGTGTCATAAACAGCTCGAAAAACGAGTTCTTACTGTATAAACATGTAACTTTCTTACAAGACTATACTCCAAATCCGGCTACTACAGGAATTCCTCTTTATTATGGGGATTGGGATGATAGCACTTTTCTGATAGCGCCAACTCCAAGCAGTAGTTTAAATGTAGAGTTACACTACTTTTTTAGGCCTGAATCTATTACCACAGCCTCTAGTGGAACTACTTGGCTCGGGGATAATGCTGAATTGGCTTTGCTTTATGCGTCCCTTGTCGAGGCATATACTTTTATGAAAGGGGAGCAAGACATGATGGCCTTATATAACGGAAGATTCCAAGAGGCCCTTCAATGGTTGAAAAATTTAGGCGAAGGAAAGCAGACTCTAGATGAGTACAGGTATGATAGGTTAAGGAGACCTGTAAACTAATGTTAAATGCTAAGGATTCCTGTGCAATGAGAGAAAGTTTAAAAGGAGCGCATGTAGCTATTGTAGGGCTTGGAAGTACACAAGGAACATTTACTTCTTCTGTAGCCAACGGCAAAAGCTTTGATGAAGTGTGGGCAATTAATTCCATGATGGCTCCTATAAAACATGATCGTGTTTTTATGATGGACCCAGCATCAAGGTTTCTGGATACGGAAAACGCAGGTTCCCAAACCAAAGCCCTTCGTAAAATACTTGGAGCGCATCCCGGACCAATATACACATGCACTCTGGACGAAAGAGTTCCAGGTGCCGTTCTTTACCCTCTTGAAGAAGTGGTTAAGGATACGGGGCTATGCTATTTTAATAATACGGTTCCTTACGCCATAGCTTTTGCTATTCACCATAAAGTTGAGAAGCTTTACCTATACGGGCTTGATTATTCGTATAAATCCAACCTTGTTATGGCAGAAGCTGGACGGGCTTGTACGGAATTTTGGCTTTCAGCGGCTGTTGCCCGTGGAATGAAAGTAGAAGTAGCACAGGATTCATCACTTTTAGATACAAATGTTCCAGACGAGGAAAAGCTTTACGGATACCACAGACTAGACGATCCTCTTGTTATGCTTATTAAAGACGGTTCTTTGACAGTGACCAAAAAGTCAGAAACAACGCCTCCAGAACCCGTGGATAAGCCTATTTTGTATGGCAGACACGACAAGGTGGTTGCATTGAAAGAGGCGGTAAATGTTTGAGATAGATGCTTCAATTTCCCTGGGAAAGGTTTCTATCACTACAACCGACAATAGAGGGCTTTCGGTAGAAGAAGCTGCTCAGATGGCGGTAGACAAGATACTTTATGTAGCTGAAGACGCTCCAGAACCTATTCGAGAGCAAGCAATGGCTTTTAAAAACACCGTTCATGGAGTTATAATGTATTATATGCAACATGCTGTAGATCAGGACAGGGCTACGGTTGCTGCCAGATTACGGGAAGCTGGTCATTCTGAACTGGCAAAAAATTTAAGGAGTTTATGATATGGCAATTACAACAGCTATGTGTACATCATTCAAGGGTGAACTATTGTCTGCCACCCATGATTTTGATGCCTCTGGCGGAAACAGCTTTAAACTGGCCCTATATGCCATAGGTGGAGGAGGAAAATCGTCCACTACTGCCACATTGGGTGCAGCCACAACCGCTTATACCACTACGGGTGAAGTTGCTAACAGCGGCAGTTACTCTGCTGGAGGAAGTGCATTAACTAATGTAGATCCGGCAACTGCCGGAACCACTGGATATACGGACTTTGCTGATCTTAGTTTCACAACCGCTACTATTACTGCTAGGGGTGCCTTGATTTATAACGACACAAACAGTGATAAAGCTGTCTGTGCGCTTGATTTTGGCGGAAACAAAACCAGTACTGCTGGTACGTTTACGATAGCGTTCCCTGCCGCTGGTGCGAGTACAGCGATTATTAGAATTGCGTAAGGGATAATGATTTGGCAAACATCACAGGCTGGGGACGTAGTACTTGGGGCGCTGGAACGTGGGGCTCTCCTATTTCCGTCGATGTCACAGGCGTTGCGGGTACGGGTGCCATTGGTACAGTTACTGCATCAGCAAGTATTAGCGTTACCGTTACGGGCGTTGCAGGTACGGGTGCCGTTGGTACAGTTAGCGTTGCCACAGGCGTTGATGTTGTTCCTACAGGGGTCGCTGGCACGGGTGGTGTCGGTTCAGTCACGGTTACGGGTACAGGTACAGTCACGGCGACGGGTGTCGCTGGTACAGGAGCCGTTGGTTCTGTCACAGTTACACCTAGTATTACGGCAACGGTTACAGGCGTTGCTGGCACGGGTGGTGTCGGAACGGTTACAGTCAGCGCCGCAACTAGCGTTGTTCCCACGGGCGTTGCTGGTACGGGCGCACTTGGTTCTGTTACGATTACAGGAACCAGCGATATCACGCTTACGGGCGTTGCTGGCACAGGAAGTGTTGGAACGGTTACAGCCAGCGCCGCAACTAGCGTTACTCCCACAGGCGTTGAAGGTACTGCCGAAACCAGCGGTACTCAGGTATGGGGGATTATTGATACCTCACAAACCCCCGGCTGGTCTTCGGTCAGTACGACACAAACCCCTAACTGGACGAAAATAGCGGCATAGGAAAAGATTATGGCATCAACATACACAACTGGTTTTAGTTTTGAAAAAATTGCGACTGGTGAGCAATCTGGAACATGGGGTACGACCTCAAACCATAACTGGGACATCGTGGACAGGCTGGCCTCGTACAAGGCAGTAGCCATAACAACAAATGCCGATACGGCTACTTTGACTGTTCGAGAAGCCTCTCCTGGATCAGGGACCGAGAACCTTCAGGACGGCATGTACCGTATGATT